TTGGAAAAAGGGAGTGAATTCCATGTATAAATACATGTTGAAAGATTCTCATATATCATTGATTGGTTATGAGGATATTATATAAGATGCTAATTATGGGTCTTATTAATAATAGTCTACTATGCATAGGAGGAACTTATGAATGACGCAGTAGAAACACAGGAAGCACCTCAGCTTTCGCTTCAAGACATCGCAACTAGTGTACAGGTGGTTGACATCTGTTCTAGACGTGGTGCGTTCGAAGGAGTAGAACTGGAAACAGTTGGAGCTCTTAGAACTAGATTGGTTAAATTTATAAATGCTAACCGACCTGCTGATGAACCTGCACCAGAAGGCGCAGTACCAGAAGTGAATGAAGAAGCAGAAACTGTTGGAAACGGCTCAGACGAGTCCGACGATTCCTAAAGCTTAAAGGTGGGGTAGCTCCCCACCCAACTTTAATACAGATTATATTATGAACAAAAATGAATTTTTATGGGTTGAAAAGTATAGACCACCGCGAATTGATGATTGTATTTTACCACCAGAACTAAAATCAACTTTTGAAGATATTGTTAACGGAGGTGAACTTCACAATATGCTTCTCACCGGGACACCCGGTACTGGTAAAACAACAGTAGCAAAAGCTTTATGCAATGAGCTTGGTCTAGACTTTCTTATAGTCAATGGATCAGAAGAATCTGGTATCGATACACTTCGAACCAAGATTAAAAGATTTGCTAGTACTATTTCTCTCCAAGGTGGATATAAAGTAGTTATTCTAGATGAAGCAGATTACTTAAATCCCCAATCCACACAACCAGCATTAAGAGCTTTTATAGAAGAGTTTAGTGCTAACTGTAGGTTTATTCTAACCTGCAATTTCAAAAACCGAATTATAGAACCCTTACATTCTAGGTGTTCAGTTATAGAATTTAATATAGCGAAAAAGGATATGCCTCCGCTATTGGTTGAATTCATGGAAAGATGTGAATTCATTCTAGAAGAGGAAAATATAAAATACGAAAAGAATGTCTTAGCTGAATTGCTAATGAAACATATGCCAGATTGGCGTAGAGTATTAAATGAATTACAAAGGTATAGTACTAATGGATCGATAGATAGTGGTATACTAGTCCAATTAAGCGAGATAGCAATTGCTGATCTAATGAGATTATTAAAAGGAAAAGATTTTAGAAGTATGAGACAATGGGTTGCAGATAATATGGATTCAGAACCAGCAGCTCTATTTAGAAAAATATATGATAATATGACAGATTATGTTGAATCACAATCTATCCCACAATTGGTATTAATCCTAGGAGATTATCAATACAAGAATGCATTTGTTGCAGATCATGAATTAAATTTGGTTGCCTGTTTAACAGAAATAATGTCACAGGTGAAATTCAAATGAAATATGCATATCACCCAGTATATTATCACGAAAATGATATAAGATATAGAGTGGTAGCTATGAAAGATACCCAAATCGTATATGAAAGAATTTTTAATAAGGAAACAGAGGCTAAAGCATATGTCAGAAAACACAACAAATAAAGCAGTTAAAATAATATTCATACTAAGTGTGATATTATCTTTTGTAAGCTGCGCAGGAGTATTGAGGATAAATTTATGAAATCAATGAAAGGAAAAATAACAGGAATAGCATTAACAGGATCTTTCGAAAATGAAGGTCATGCTGTTATCTTTACGGTCTCTGATCATGATGAGAATAAAATAAAGATAAGAGAATCATTCCTAGGAAACTCTTGGCAAACCGTTGGAAGAAATTGGTCTATGGAAAAGACTGTTTCTTTAACTGATGCTATAGAAGAACAAGAAAAACTTATTAGATACGGATATTTGAGAACAAATTAATGAACCCATTTGATTATGTAAAGGCAATTAATACTACCAAGAAAGATATAATGGTAGATGATATAGCTGAAGATGAATATCAACCCTTTATAGTTAATAGAGCTCTTTCTTATTTTCCAGATACAGTATTATATGCTAATGAAATGAATCAACATTCCCACCTACCAGCGCGTCTTCAATTTGATTTTTTTATAAATATAATTAAGAAACGAAATCGATTCTCTAAATGGTTCAAACCCACTGAGATACAAAGTATCGGTATCATTAAGGAATATTATGGATATAGCAATGAAAAAGCTAAATCTGTTTTATCATTATTAAATAATAAGCAAATTGAAGATTTGAGAAAAAGGATTTATAAAGGTGGAAGAACAAAAACAAATTAATGATTGGTCTCCAAACGATATGTTAGAGATTACATTAAGCGAACCAGATGACTTTCTTAAAGTAAGAGAAACATTAACACGTATTGGTGTAGCATCCAGAAAGGATAACAAACTATTTCAATCGTGTCATATCTTACATAAACAAGGAAGATATTTCATCGTACATTTTAAAGAATTATTTCTATTAGACGGGAAACCCTCGAACCTAGTAGAAAATGATCTTCAGAGACGTAATACAATTTCGACTCTGTTGGCTGATTGGGGATTAGTTACATTAATTAACCCTGAAGCAGCAAAGGATATAGCACCACTAAGGCAAATTAAGGTAATACCTTTTAAAGATAAGCATATGTGGGAGTTATGTCCAAAGTATAATATTGGCAATAGTCCTTCAAAAGAAGGATCAAAGCCCGTATAAATACTATAATAGAAGGGGTGACATTGCTAAAGTTACCACAATATTTCCGAGCATCATAACAGGATGCCTTCTATAAACGAGAGGTGCCACACGGTGTGGGCCTCAATAACCTTGCTAAAAATAGGAGGAAAAGATGATGACTAGAAATCTTAGTTTAACGTATCCACGTTCACTATTTGTAGGTTTCGAACCTCTGTTCTCAGAGCTCGAGAGACTTACTTCAGGTACTCCAGGTCAGGATAACTATCCACCTCATAACATTGTCCGAATCGACGACGAAAATTTCATGATTGAAATGGCTGTTGCCGGATTCAGTAAAGACGATGTTGAGGTAGAACTCAAAGACGGAACATTAACTGTCTCTGGTTCTAAGGCCGACGATGAACGCGAATACGCACACAAAGGTATATCATCTCGCAAATTCTCAAAGAGCTTTAGGCTCGCTGAGTATGTTGTTGTAGATGATGCTGATCTAGTGAATGGTATTCTTGTAGTTAATCTACGAGTAGACATTCCAGAAGAGAAGCGTCCTCAAAAGATCAAAATAAACTGATCTTGAATTAAGATAGGGGGATTTATTTTCCCCCTACCTTTTAAATAATGGTTTACAATTGACTGAAACTGTGGTATAATAGACACTATATGAATTTTTACACTAATGTTGCTCGTTATGGAAATATGCTTCTTTACAGAGGTATAGAAAATGGTAAACGAGTCCAAAAGAAAATCAAATACAAACCTACACTTTTTGTAGGAACATCCAAAGCAACCAAATGGCGTTCCCTGGACGGAACACCTGTTGCGCCAGTCAAATTCGAATCTATGAGAGATGCCAAAGAATGGATCACTCAAAACAATCAAGTAGCTGGTCGCCTTATCTTTGGTAATACCAGATATCAAGCATGCCTAATTAATGATCTATTTCCTGGTCATATAGAATTTGATCGATCTAGAATTAATGTAACCACAATTGATATTGAGGTACAATCTGACGGGGGATTTCCTGAGCCAAAAGAAGCTCTAAAACCTGTCACAGCTATTTGTTTAAAGAACAATATTGATCACACATACTATGTTTGGGGATTAGGAGATTATGATGTATCTAAATCTCTTATGAAAACCAATCGGGTAATCTATAAGAAATGTGCTGATGAAAAAGAATTATTAGTTGATTTTATTAATCACTGGGCTACGCCCTCGCACACGCCCGATGTTATCACTGGATGGAATAGTAAATTCTTTGATATACCTTATTTGGTTAATCGAATTACTCGAGTATTCGGCCCAGACCTAGGCGAACAAAACATTAAAAAATTATCACCTTGGGGTACAGTAGAAGAGAAAACTGTTCGAATAGCTTATAAGTCTATGAACAGAGATCAAACTTATGATTTCCAAGGTATATCTCATATGGATTATATGGAGATATTTAAGAAGTTTGGATATGCATATACTCAGCAAGAATCATATGCACTTAATCATATTGCTTATGTAGTATTAGGTGAGAAGAAATTATCTTATGAAGAACATGGTTCACTTAACAAACTCTATGAAGATGATCACCAAAAGTTTATTGATTATAATATTCGAGATGTTGAATTAGTAGATCGTCTTGAAGATAAAATGGGATTGATTACTCTTGCTCTTACTATAGCTTATCGAGGTGGAGTTAACTATCCAGATGTGTTTGGAACTACAGCAATCTGGGATACAATCATTTATAGAGATCTTATTCAAGATAATATAATAGTTCCATTCCCAACAGATTCAATTAAAACAAATTATGCTGGAGGTTATGTAAAAGAACCCCAGGTAGGTATGCACGATCATGTGGTATCATTCGACTTAAGTAGTCTATATCCTTCTTTGATTATGCAATATAATATGTCTCCTGAAACAATTGCAAATGGTGAAACAGTAGATGTAAATGTAGATTCTATGCTAGAAGGTAAGCAACAAGTATATAAAGATAAATATGGATTATGTGCAAACGGGCAATACTTCCATACTGAAAAACAAGGAGTACTTCCCAAGATTGTTGAAGAGATATTTAATGAAAGAGTAGGGGTTAAAAAAGAACAAATCAAAGCCCAACAAGCTTTACAAAAAGTAGATCCAGAAGATAAACAAGAAATTTATAGAATTGAAAGAGATATATCTGTTGCAGAGAATAGACAAATGGCTCTTAAAATTCTACTTAATAGTTTATATGGTGCTCTTGGTAATAGATACTTTAGATATTTTGATCAACGAATCGCTGAAGCAATCACCTTAACAGGACAAATGGTTATTAGATGGGGTGAACAATCTATTAATAGGTACTTAAACAAGGTCCTTCAGAGCTCCTCAGACTACGTCTTAGCAATCGATACAGATTCCTTATATATTGGTCTGGGGCCCTTGGTTGAACGTGTAAATACGGATAAGCCTGTGGACTTCCTAGATAAAGCTTGTAAAGAATTAGAAAGTGTATTCGTAGATTGCTATGAAAACTTATTCCAAAGATATGGTGGAATAGAAAATAAAATGCATATGAGCCGAGAGGTTATTGCTGATAGAGGAATATATCTGGCCAAAAAGAGATATATTCTAAATGTATTAGACAATGAGGGAGTTAGACTTAAAACTCCTAAGATCAAAACAGTAGGAGTTGAAGCTAATAAGAGCTCTACTCCAGAAGCATGCAGAGATGCTTTAAAAAATATATTCAAAGTTATTATATCTAAAAGCGAGAAAGAAGTACAAGAAGCGATTGATCAATTCAAAACTCACTTCTTTACTCTTCGACCAGATGAGATTGCTTTCCCTAGAGGAGCTAACAATATAACTGGATTCTCTGACAATCAAACAATATATAGAAAAGGTACTCCGATACATGTTCGTGGTTCTCTTCTCTATAATATGAAAAGAAAAGATTTAGGATTAACTCAATATCCTAATCTCAGAAATGGAGATAAAGTTAAATTCTTATATCTCCGAACCCCTAATCCAATAAAAGAAAATGTAATAGCATTTCCAGATTACCTTCCAAAAGAGTTTGGATTGCATCGATACATAGATTATGAACTACAATTCAAAAAGTCTTTCCTTGATGCAGTTGATCCAATTCTTACTGCAATAGGATGGAGTTCTATAGAGATAAGTACATTGGAGGATTTCTTTGGATAAAAAAGGTTTACAAATGAACAAAACTATGGTATAATATACCCACTGTGAGGAAAAAATATGAGTGAAAATATAAAATTATTAAGATTAACTTCAGGAGAAGAAATAATAGCTGAGGTTGATACCTCTGATGGAAACCAAGTCGAAATTAAAGATGCTATTATAATGATACCTGCAGGAGAAGGTAAAATTGGATTTATGCCATTTATACCTTATACTAAAGCAAAGGATGGATTAATTATTAGAAGTAAAGATATTATGTTTATGGTTGATCCAATTGATAGCTTAATAGATCAATTTAAATCAGCAAGAAGTGGTATTACAATGCCACCAAAAGGAGTAATACATTCATGAGCTCAAATTGGGTACAAGATATAACTGATATGCAGGAGAAGTTTGGCATTCAAGATTGGATGCAAGATCCTGCTAATAGAGATAAACTCTTTGAATTCCTAAGATTTAGAATGGACTTCTTAAAAGAAGAATGGCTAGAATCAAATCACGCGTTCGCGTGCGCAGACCCGGAAGAATTAATTGATGGTCATATTGATATATGTGTTATTGCAATAGGTACATTACTCGCGTTTGGAGTAGATGTTGAAAAAGCCTGGAACGAAGTACATAAAGCTAATATGGCAAAAGAGGTTGGTACTAAACCTGAAAGACCTAATCCTTTAGGATTACCAGACTTAATGAAACCCGAAGGATGGGAAAATCCTTCACATAATGGAAACCATGGAAATCTCACTGACAATATTTGATAATATTTACGATAGCTCAACTGTAAAAAGAATGGACTACGAATCATTTGATGAATTCGAATCTGTTCTCTATCGATTAGCAAACTCAAATAAATATCAAACAAAATCAGCTGCTCCTTTAATTAGTCCTGCAGTATATACAGATTCAAGACGAGCAAACGATAATGTTACTGCTTGGGGTGGATTTGGTATTATTGATGTTGATAACTTCTCTGGAGATATGAAAGAAATCGAAGAGAAATATATGCAATATCGATATGTATGTTATTCAACAGCAAGCTCTAGTATAGAACATCCAAAGTTTAGATTAGTATTCCCATTAACCAAATGGGTAGAAAAAGATAACATAAAGCACTTTTGGTATGCTTTAAATAAAGAAATAGGAGGTATCGCAGATGCCCAAACAAAAGACTTATCCAGAATGTATTACGTACCATCTGAGTACAGAAACAGTTTTAACTTCATCTTCTCCCATCATGGAGAGATTATGGACCCAGATGACCTCATGGTACGACACAAATACGCAGTACCAGCTGAGAGCTTTTACGATCGTCTTCCAGCTGCCATCAAACAGGGATTAATGGATCATAGAAAATCTCAATTAAATAATACAAATATAGCTTGGACTGGATATAAAGATTGTCCATTTGTTAATCAAAAAAGAGTACAAGAATATAAAGGATTGACTGAAGGATGGTACTATGC